CGGCGCGGTGGCGGGAACCAACGGCTGGAGACCTCTGTTTTTCGCCTGGTTCGAAGATCCGGACTATCAGATGAAGGTGGAACCGGGAACGGAATGGACAGACGAGGAGCGTGAGCTGCGGCGGGTCTATCACCTGACGGAGGAGCAGCTTTCCTGGCGGCGGTGGGCCATCAAGCACAAGTGCAACGGCGATGTGAACTTATTTCATCAGGAATACCCCGGATGCCCGGAGGAGGCGTTCCTGTTCTCCGGGACGCCGTTCTTCAACAACGAGAAGATTGTGCTGTATCTGGCCCAGGCGCTCAAAACCGAACCGGCGGCGGTGGGGGCGTTCTCCTATCCGGAGCCGTCTGCAGAGGGTGGGAAGCCGGTGGGCTGGAAATGGAGGGCCGACCGTCGGACGGGGTACATCAAGGTATGGAAAAAGCCGGAGTCGGGTGTGCCCTACGTGATCGGCGCGGACACGGCCGGAGACGGCAGCGACCGGTTTGTGGCATGGGTAATCGACAACACCACGGGAAAGCAGGCGGCGGAGCTGTGCTTCACCAAGGGCTCCATTCTGTTCACCCGGCAGCTCTATTGCCTGGGGCTGTGGTACAACACCGCGCTGATCGCTGTGGAGACGAACTACAACTCCTATGTGAGCATGAAGCTGGAGGAGTGGCACTATCCAAAGCTGTACATCCGGGAGGAGAGCGTGGACAGCTACACCCACCGCCTGTCCCGGAAGTACGGATTCCAGACTACCAGCAGGACCCGGCCCGTAATTCTGGAAAGCCTGCAGACGATCATGGACGAGGCCCCGGGCTGGGTGGCCAGCGCGGAGACGCTGCGGGAGATGCTGCACTTTGTATACAACGAGGAGCGCCGCCCGGAGGCCGAGGCCGGAGAGCACGACGACCGGGTGATGGCGGCGGCGATCTGCTATTTCTGCCGGAGCCAGCAGACCGCGCAGAGGGCGCTGCCGGGCGGGAAGAAAGTCGAGTGGAGGCCGGACCAGTACGAGGACTATTACAACGCCGACGAAGAAGGAAAGGCGTACCTGATTCAAGAATGGGGCAGTCCATGGTAATGCGTTAATACAAAACCTGCTGTGACGGGTCCATCAAAATATTACTGTAATCGGCGCTCCGGATAAACGTCCCGGCCTCGACACTCCGCGCTCTCCAGTCATACGTTCCGCGCATTTCAATCGGTATTTTGATGCCGGTATCTTCCTGCACAAATAAGGCGCGAAAGATACCTTTCTGGTGATAAGTCTGATTTGGAATGATCGGAACGTAATTATCGGATGGCTCGAAGTCGGAATTGAGCACAATGAACGGCTTAATCGGAATTCTGTAATTGACCCAGCCCAGCAGGCCTTTTTCTGCCTCCGGCGTTAATTCAAACCTGGCTTGCCCCAGAAATTTTCCGGTTTCATATTCAAAAGCGTCTACGACTGGATTTATGATCCGGGTATACATCACGGCATCCACTCCTTTGTGCAAGTATATTCCGTGGTTCGGGGGATGAGAACGCGATGCAGAAGGGCAGACGGCCGAATGGAAACCAGAGTGTCAATGGAACGATAATCACAGCGCGCGGCCTGCCGGCTGCGCCGGGCGTGGAAGCACGTCCGCAGGGTTTCCTCCTGTAGAGACTGCCGGGCGCGTCCTGTTTGCAGGGCGTCCGGCGGAGCTGGCAGACAGATCGATAAAACAGAATTAAAAATGGCGCCCATCATTACAATGAGCGCCATTGAATCGTAAAAATGAGCCGAGTTGCAAACCTCAGCAGTGTTCGTGGTCATGGCCATTATCATTGCCATTATTCTGATTGCAACCTAGCAGATTGCAGATGCGTTGACGTTCGCAGCATACGCCCTGCTTATAGCCTTGCTTACAGCCTTGCTTACAGCCAGCGGAGAATCCGGCATCATAACATTTAGAACATGGGTTCTGGCATCCACAAGATTCCTGGTCATTGCAGCACATAATTTCACCCCTTTCTATCAAGAGGACATTACAGTCTATGCGATCCCGCCGAGTATGTTTCTATTGTGGGGTTGGATTGTACATCGGGGCCCGGCTCTAAGTACAAATAGAGTCTCTGTTTTCTTAAAAAAAGGGCGGCGGGCCGCTTAAAAAGCAGCCCGCAGCCATCAGTCATCGCCTCGCGTTAAATTTTCGGAATAGTCCATCAAGCTCTCAAGGGAATTGACATTTTGGGCTCGCGTGCTGATCTGATCCTGGACATAGTCCTGAAGTCCATCAAAATACTCCTGGGCAACTGGATCGTTCTGCAAAAGAATGTGCAAATCAGGAAACTCCTCCATGAAATCACCTCCCGGATAGTCTTCCCGCAGATCATGGCTTTATGATGGGATTCGCTCTTTCATTGGTCTTTTTGGCCTTGCCTTGGAGTTCAGGAACCGGGGGCACCTCGTTTTTCGGAAAATGCGCCTTATGATTGCTCTCCGTTCCATGGGGCTCTTCCGGGTTCGGACGGCGCATTCCTGCTTTTGCCATATACATCACCTCGGAAACAGTGTTCCCCAATGAGATAACAGCAATGCGAGATTCCTTATTCAATCGCAAAGAACGTACGCGCGTTCTTTGCGGGGCCCTTAAGGGGCTATCTCTAGGGGAAATTACAAGAATATGGGAATTTACCATAGAGGGGCCTGCGGAAACGATGCGCAGGGAAAGAAAAAGCAAGGCGGATCGCGCGGAGATGCGCGACTATGATTTTTATTTTACGCGGGAGGGGATCGGCATGGCAAAGAGCATGGCGCGGATTTACAAGAGCGGGCTGACGGCAGAGATCTCAAAATTCTGGGCGGCGGATAACCAAAAACCCAGATCATCCAAAACCGCAAAGAGTTCCGCCAACAAAAAGGACGCCAACGGCAACCAGGCGATCCGGCAGCTGGCCCGGATCCTGAATGAGAACTTCTGGCGGCGGGATTATCTGCTGACGCTGCACTACGATCCGGAGGGGCTGGAGCGGGTGGGCGGTAATCGGGACGAGGGGGACCGGAAGATGATGCTGTTCGTCCAGCGGATGGTGGGAAAATATCGGAAGCGGGGACTCATCTGCCGCTATGTGGCCATGACCAGCGAAAAGTCCAGCCGCACCCTGGAAAAAGCCCGTCTGCACCACCACATCGTGGTGTCCGGGGATCTGATCTCCAAGCCGGAGAGGAGAGAGGAGTACCTGCTGGCCGGGAAACCCATTAGCCAGGCGTGGGGATTCGGCACCGTGGACTGCCAGCAGCTGCGCGCCGAGGACGATCACACCGGACTGGCCGTGTATCTGTGCCGGCAGGCGGGCTGCCGGGCCAACGAGCGGAGATGGCACCCGTCCCGGAATCTCAGAAAACCGGAGTGGCAGGATGTGGAGCTGACGCGGGAGGGGATTGCCGAGTACAACCGCCACCGGCGCCGCGGAATGCCGCTTTTGAAGCTCAACGCGGACGGCAAGCTGGTGACGCCGCCCAAGTGCAGCACGCTGGAGGACGGCGCGTACATACCCGCCATCGGGACACATTACCTGCGCTTTCTGATGCCGGAATACCGCACCGCGGAGAGAACAACGGAAAAGAGGCGGCGGGACCTGCTGCCGGCGATCCCCGCCGGTCGGAAGGGAGGGGGAACGGCGTGAGCTGTTTCAAGAAGCTGCCGGGGGTGCGGCTCCCGGAACGGAGGCAGGGCCTGATTCGATTCCTGTGCCTGAACATCGAGGAGCAGCCCATGTGGATGCGCCAGAAATTTGAGCGCCTGTGCATTGCGTGTGGGGGCCTGCATCACTGCGCCCTGCGGGAGGTCATGACCACGGAACGCACGGTGGAACAGGTGGGACATCAATACCGCGTTGATCCGGGGACGCTGTATAGACTGCGGAAGGCGTTTTATGAGGCATGGTAGGCGCATACTTTCACATGCGTTCACAGTTTGTTCACAAGGCCGTCGAGAGGCGAAAAACCGGAATCCGTTGCGGGGCAATGGTTTCCGGTTTTGCATTTTCCTGATAACTGAGGGGTACACCCTGCTACACTATTTTCAGGGGGAAGAAAACGCGGCGGAAGGAAGGCGGTGCACTGTGGCGAAAAAGGACTGGACACGGGAGGAGCTTTCCGGGCTGAGCATGGAGCGGCTGGAGCGGCTGCTGAACGACCGGTAGCGTCTGTTCGTGCAGGAGTACCTGCGGGATCTGAACGGGACAAAGGCGGCAATCCGGGCGGGTTACTCCGAGAAGGATGCCGCCAGCACCGCGTGCAAGCTGCTGCGCCGGCCGGAGATCGGGGCGTACCGGGATCGGAAGATCAAGGAAATCTTTGAATCCCGGGGGATCACGCCGGAGTTTATCCAGCTGAGCTGCTTTGAGATCTATTGCCGGTGCATGGAAAAAGAGCCGGTGATGGCGTGGGACACGAAAACCGGGACCTGGCAGCCCTCCGGCGTGTGGCAGTTTGACGCCAAGGGCGCACTGAAAGCCCTGGATCAGCTGGCGACAGTGATGGGCATGAAGCGGCCGGAGGACACGGGGAAGGGCGCCGGCGAGACGGTGGAGACGACAAGGGGGAGAAGGAGTATCGGCAGTTCAGCCGCTGGGACTTTTTAAAGCAGGACGACGCGGGGCAGTGGTACTGGAATGACCGGTTTTTATTCAGCTGTGACAGCTCCGCCCCGCTGGCGGGGGACCGGGAAAAGCTGTGGCAGGAGAACCGCATGAACCTGCAGCAGGGCGCGTATGGACCGCCCGCGGAACTCCAGAGCCTGATTCTGTTTTGGGAGATCATGGAGCGGGAGCACTACCCCATGGCCTCCATCGCCAAGAAAAACCTGCAGGAGCTGCTGGAACAGCAACGGCAGGCACAGCAGGCAGCGATGCAGGCGGCGATGGCGGGCGGAATGCAGACCGAACAGAGCCCAACGGAGCAGAATCCGGCGGCGGAACAGTTTCCAGCAGCGGATCAGACAGGAGGGATTGCGCTATGAAATGCCCCAAATGCGGAATGGATGCGATCATCAGCAATTCGCGGAACGCGGCGGAGGGAGACAACAGCCCGGACACCCAGACCCGGTTCTTCCGGGTGCTGACCTACCGCTGCCGGAATAGGCAGTGCGAGGTCTGCGGCAAGGAGATCGGGCAGGAGCGGCTGGAACAGCCTTTGAGCTGACAGACCGCCGAAAGGCGGAGGCGATAGAAACGCCGGGGCGGCGGAAAAGCCCGGAATTCGGAGGAAAGGAGGACTCACCATGGATCAGAAAGGAAGCTACACCGGCTCCATCAAAAACAGCGGGAGCCAGTTTGTTCAGGCCCCTCTGGGTGGGGCGGATGCCAAGAAGGGCACCGTGAAGCACACCGGCGGAGACCTGCGCCAGGGCACCAAGAGCAGCAAGTAACACAAATTTCTCCCCGACGCAGCCCAGCGAAGCGGGTGCGGAGGGAGAGGAGGGGCAACGGAGCGGCACGAGGCCTGCCCACAGGGCGGGGCGAGCAGAGCGAAGTTTGCCCCGACGATGACGCCAGGGCGGCGAAAAAGCCCGGAGGATATTATTATGGCAATGGATCAGCAGTACGCCGATGTTTTCGGCGAATATGACGACGGCACGGAGAGTGCCGACGAAACCGGTGAAAACGGGCAGGGAACCACCGAACCTGCGGAGGGAGAACCCGGAGACGATTCCGTCACGGGAGACGGAGACCGGGGCGAACCGGCAGCGGAAGGCGCTGCAGGTGACGGACAGGAGGACGCCGCAGGCGACGGCGAGGATGGAGACGGCGGTGACGGCGAAACAGCCGCACAGCAGACGCCGGAGGAACGGCACCGGCAGGCGGCAGCCAGACGGCAGCGGGAAGATGCGGCCCGGGCGGCGGCGGAACAGGCCAGGATCGACAAGGTATACGCCGACATGTTCACCGGGCAGACGGACCCGTTTACCCACAAGCCCATCACCACCGAGGCGGAGTTTAGAGCCTACAAAGCGGCACAGGATCGCCAGAACGAGGAAAAAGCCCTGGAGGATGCCGGGATCAAGCCTGAGGTGCTGGAGCAGCTGGTGGACCGGAGGGTGTCGCAGCATCCGGAGATCCGAAAGGCGCAGGAAGCCCTGGCGGCGGCGGAGGCCGAGCGGGCGAGAGCTGTGGAACAGCAGGTTCAGGAGGCCATCGGCACCCAGCTGAAAGCCATTCAGGCGGTGAACCCGGCGATCAAGTCTCTGGAGGACATCGCGGCCATGCCGACAGCGCCGGCGTTTAACCGGTATGTGCAGCAGGGACTGGGGCTGGAAGACGCCTACTATCTGGCGAACCGGGCCGAGATCGAGAGCAAAAAGACCGCGGCGGCAAAGCAGGCCGCCATCAATCAGACGAGAAGCAAGGGCCATCTGGACAGCGGCGCCGGCGGAGCAGCCAACGCTGTGGTGGTTCCTCCGGAAGAGGTGGAACTGTACCGGGCAATGATGCCGGGCGCCACCGACGAGGAGATCCGCAAGGACTGGGAGAAGTACCAGAAAGCCCTGCGATAAGGAGCGCAGAGCGCGACCGCGGCGGATAGCCGCGTACAAGCGTTCGTGAACCTTGCCGCAGGCCGGATTCACTCCGGCCGTTGCGGTGGAATCAAAACAGGGATCCCGGCGGGCAAGCCCGCTGGGAGAAAGGAGCAGGAAAATGTTTTGCATCAAGAAGATGGACACGGGGCTGAGCGCTCCGTTTGACTACCTGCCGGGAACGGCGGCGGAGGCGATTGTGGCCGGCGAGGCGCTGGTGCTGTCTGCGGGGAAGCTGACCAAGTGCGGCGCCACGGCGACACCCGCGTTTGTGTCGGTGGGCCCGGTGAACGCCGACGGCATCGTGCCGGTGGTGAAGGTGCAGCCCTATATGGAATTCGCCACCACCCTGAGCGCGGCAGGGGCGGCCCTGAATCCGGGCGACAAGGTGACGCTGTCTGCCGACGGTCTGCAGATCACCGCCACCACCACCAGCGGCGTGGCCGCCATTACCCGCATTGACGACACCGCCGTTGGCGGGGCCGTGTGCGTGAGATTCTAAGAGAGGAGCGATTACAATGGCATATTGTACGGTCAGCATTGCGGGGGCGCAGAATGACTCCCGCTTCGGCAAGTCTCAATTCCCCATCAAGTCCTTCATTGAAAAAAAGGGTGAGGGCTTCGAGCAGCAGAGCCTGCTGAAAAATCTGTTTCGGATGGACCCCTCCAGCAATTTCGGTGAGAAGTACACCGGTGAAACCGCCATGGACGACTTCGAGCCCGTGGGCGAAGGCGGAAACTATCCCACCACCGGAACGGAGGAGGGCTACGATCAGACCCTGGTGCACATGACCTGGAAAAACCGCTTTACGGTGACCCGGGAAATGGTGGATGACAACAAAATCGGAGACATGCGCAAGAAGGCGAACAAGTTCATCACCGCCTATGACCAGACCCGGGAGAAGTTCGGCCGGGCGCTGTATGTGGGCGGACTGACCGGAAACACCATGAGCTACGGCGGAAAGACCTTCAAGTGCGGCTCCGCGGACGGCCTGGCGCTGTTCTCCAAGGTCCATCCCAACAAGGTGAACAAGAAAACGCAGAGCAATCTGTACGCCGACGCCTTCAGCCTTGACGCTCTGGGCAAGATGGAGACGGCCATGCAGAACACCAAGGGCGACAACGGCGAACTGCTGAGCGTGACGCCGGACACCATCTGGATTCCCAATGACGCCGTGCTGAAGAACACCGTGTTTGCCGCCATCGGCGCCGACAAGGATCCGGCAACGGCCAACAACGCCTACAACTATCAGTATGGCCGGTGGAACATCATGGTGGACCCGTATCTGACGCTGATGCTGGCTATGCTGGGCATCACGACCTACAAGCCCTGGTTCATGCTGGACTCCAGGTTCCTGACCGATCAGGACGGGGCCGTGTTCCTGGACCGGACGAAGTTGGATGTGACGTCCGTCGTGGACAGCAGCAACGACAACAACATCTGGAACGGGTATGCCCGGTTTACCGGCGGCTTTGTGGACTGGCGGTTCATCGCGGCGGGCGGCGTGACCGGCGGAAGCGCCCTGTAAGGCAAACATACTTAACAGAAAAACGCCCGGGGGAGACGACTCTCCCGGGCGTTCTTGGAAAGGAGCGGCCCTATGAAGTGGGGTGAGCTGAAGCTTCTGACGCTGCAGATCATGTTTTCCAATGATGCCGCCGCGCTGAGCGTGGACGACAGCAATCAGACCTATGTCAACGCCATGCCCGGCGTGGCCAACGCAGCAATTTTGCAGGTGGTGCAGGTGGGACTGCCCATCCGAAAGAAGTTCACCGTGGTTCTTTCCGGAGATGTGACGGAGAGCGTGACGGGAAGCGGATCCCTGACGCTGCCGGTGGCGGATGTGCTCTATAAGATTCCCGTGCCGGACTACTGCGCGGACTTCCGGGCGCTGGATCCGGGTCAGATCTATCTGGAACGCTATGGGGAGTACGGACTGGCGGACGACTGGAGCGTGGAAAACGAGGATACCTTTGTGATCCGCGGCGATACGGCGGGAACCTACACACTGTACTATCTGGCGCTGCCTACGGCGCTCACAGCTAACACGGCGGACGATGCCGATTTGGGAGTGCCGGAAGAGATTACACGGATTCTGCCCCTGTACATGGCAGGAGAGCTCTACAAGGACGACGACATCTCCATGGCGGTACAGTACCGCAACGAGTTTGAGGATGCCCTGACAAAGCTCCAGTATGACCGGCAGCGGCGGCAGGGCGGCGGCTCCGGGAGCTACCGCAACACCACCGGCTGGTGGTAAGGGAGCGCGGGGCGCGACCGCGGCGGGGAGCCGCGTACAAGCGTTCGCGGAGCGAATCTTGCCGCAGGCCGGATTCATTTCGGCCGTTGCGATGCAATCAGAACAGGGCTCCCGGCGGGCGAAGCCCGTTGGGAAGGAGGGAATAACATGGCCACATTCAAAGTGCCGGACGGGCCGGACAAGTACACCTCCGTCCAGGAATATTTCCGGGGCGTGGATCTGAACAACAGCCCGTCCAACGTGGATCCGTCCCGGTCGCCGGCAGCGCCGAACATGATCCGGGATCAGGTGGGAAAGGTGCGCAAACGGATGGGCTACACCACCGTGGCCACGGCGCCCAACGCGGGCAGGATCAACGGCGTGTTTACCCTGGGGGAGGAGCAGCTGATCCACGCGGGAACGAGCCTGTACCGGAGAAGCGGGGCAGAGTTCACCGCGCTCTGCACGGATATGGCGGACACGATTTCCAAGGGATTTGTATTCGACGAGAAGCTGTACCTGCTGGACGGGGTGCATTTCCGGGTGTATGACGGGACCGCGGTGAGCCTGGTCAGCGCGGCGGCGTATGTGCCCACAATCATCATCAGCCGGGCACCAACGGGCGGCGGAACCACCTATGAGGCGCTGAATCTGCTGGGAACGAAGTGGAAGGAGTCCTTTTTGGGGACGGCGTCTGCCACCGAGTATCAGCTGACCACCACAGGTCTGGATGCGACAGCTGTAACGGCGGAAGTGCTGAACAGCAGCGGCGTGTGGGTGACAAAAACCGAGGGGACGGATTTCACCGTGAACCGGACAACCGGCGTGGTGACCTTCACCACAGCACCCGGCGCCCCGACCGTGACGGGGATGGACAACGTTCACATTACGGCGGCCAAGACCCGGGACGGGTATCTGGCCAACATAGACCAATGCACCGTATTCTGCGTTTACGGCGTGGGAGGGGCGGCGGACCGGGTTTTTCTTTCGGGGAACGCCGACAAGCCGGGCTTTGACTGGTACAGCGGCTATGAGGATCCCACGTATTTCCCGGATACCGGATACACCAAAATCAGCCGGGATGGAAGCGCGGTGATCGGGTACGCGGTGCTCTCCAACACGCTGGCAACATTCCTGGAGAACTCGGACGACGGGCGGAACGTACTGGTGCGCCAGGGGAGTCTGGACGACGACGGAGAGGCTGTGTTCAAGATCACCAACACCCTGATCGGGGAGAGCGCCGCGGCGCGGCACAGCTTCGCCTATATGGGCAAGGAGCCTCTGTTCCTGACCCACGCCGGCGTCTACGCCATCACGGTAGAGGATCTGACCGGCGAGAAGTACGCCCAGGAGCGCAGCTTCTTCATTCGGAGCGCTTTGCGGGAGGTGGCTGCGCCCTTTAACGCCTTCGCCTGCGTGTACCGGGATTTCTATGTGCTGGCGCTGGACGGGGATCTGTACCTTCTGGACGGGCAGCAGAAAACCTACGAGAAGAACAATCCGTACAGCACCTATCAGTATGAAGCCTATTTCTGGCCGGGGATCAGCGCCCGGGTGCTGTGGGTGGAAGAGGACGCGCTGTGCTTCGGCCGGGCGGATGGGGCCATCTGCCGCTTTGCCACGAACGTGGACGCACAATCCAGCTACAACGACAACGGCGCGGCCATCGAAGCCTACTGGGAGACCAGCGACTTCGACGGCAAGGTGATGTTCCGGGCCAAGACGATCACGGCCATTGCGGTGCGGCTGGCGGCGGCGGCCCAGACCGGCGTGAAGGTATTCGCCCTGAATAAAGGCATCTGGGCCCAGTGCTACGATGCCGGGAGCAAAGCCCGGTATTTTGATTGGAGCTACATTGATTTTTCCAAGTTCGTGTTCTCCACGGATCGGACGCCCCACACACT